CTTTTAGCCATCCTATGCCATCAACTGCATTAATAGTGTAAGCATATCCAACTGATAACGGCACATCATCAAATTCTACTAAATCAGCTAATATAAATCCATACCAATAAAAGTTAGGACTATCTGCTGCGTCATGACCAATTAAAGTAATAGTAAATCTACCTTCTGGTGCTACTAAAAAATCATCTAATAAGTCTTGTATTGTTTCTGTATTTATAATAATAGTAAACTTAAAATTACTGGCAATTATAGGAGCATATCTTTCTAAACCATTTTCAACCTCCGACTGCCATGTAATTGCAGCATCAAGCATTTCTACTTCTGTTGTAGCACCAGAAAAAACAGTGTCATTTATTGACAAGGTATATTTGCGGCTTTTTTCTGAATAGAATGTAGATGTATATCTTGCTGCCATTATCTTATCCTTGTGTTTACATTTCTTGCTTTCTCCATTATTACTATTAAATCCGCACCGCTGACACGAGTCGATAAAATATATGGAGAACCTCCACCATCTAACATCCCTTTTAACTTTGACAAAGGAGCAATTACTTCAGGATCGACCCTTGCGTTTTTGTTATCTCCCACCATTGCCATAGTTGGAGCATAAGCAAGACCACCTTGTGCAAGTTTAGGTAATCCTATCTTTGAAATTAAACTTGTAAATAATCCCGATGCCAATGCTCCAGCAGCACCAGCAACTGCAACACCGACTGGGCCCAATGTGCCAGCAGGGCCTTTTAATGTATTTGAAACCGCAGCTGCTACACCTTGTTGTATCAATGATTTTATAATGCTTAAACCACCCTTAACAACGGCATTAGCAAAATCATTAAATGAGCCTATTCCTTTTTCAAACTCATTTGCTAAAACTCCAATACCAGATGATATTGCAGAATTAATATTTACAGATGCTAAACCTAATTCATTCATTTTTAATCCCAATGATTCTATTTCAGTTTTAAAAGCTACAATAGCAGGAATAGGAGGAACAAATTTTGTAGTAGCATCGTTTAATGCTAATGTTGTTTCTTTTAATCTTTCTGCTTCAGCAGTTACGCTACTTAATTTTGTTGGCAATACATCCAATGTTGGAAGCATAGCAGTAATACCTAAAGCTTGTGTAGTTGGTTGTAATGCAGCTGCACTACCACCTCCACTGCCTGGTGTTGTTGTAGTTGTGGTTGTTGTAGTAGTAGGTTCAGTTGGTGTAACAATAGTACCAGCCTTTTTACTTACGGTAAACAATGAAGCAAGTTTACCTTTTAAACTGTCAACTGTTTGACCTATCGTTTTAAACTCTGTGGCTACGATTCTTTGCTCTTCCTGGTAAGTAGTTAATCCTCTTAAATCAAATAAATTTAATCCTAATGCTTTTTGTAAATAGTCAATATTTTTTAAAACATTAGCTACTCCTTTACCTACGGAGTTTTTAATGTTTATCCATATATTTTTAAATCTATCTGTAAAGGCTTGCCAGTTATCGTAAACATATAAGGCAATAGCACCAATAGCAGCAATTAAAGCAGTAACTACTAAAATCATGGGATTGGCAGCTAAATAGCTAAATGCTTTACTTATATTTCCTATGGCTTGTACTATTAATTTTGAGGCTCCTGCTAAAGCACCATATGTACTTATTAATTTTCCTACTATAAATATAATGGGCCCTATAGATGCAGCTACTAAAGCAGCCTTAACTATAAAGCCTTGTACTTCTGGTGTAAGATTTTTAAATCCATCTACTAAACCTTGAATATATTTACTTAAACTTTCTGCAACCGCTTGTAGATTTAATGATTCATTAATAGCCTTGCCAAATTCTGCTAAAGAAGCCGTTACATTATCTTTTAAATTATCAAACGTATTACCTAAACCACCTTGCGCCCTTTCTAATTTTGCTAATGCAGAGACAGAACGAGTTATAAATTCCTCACTACTTACACCTATTGCCCGTATTCCTTCCGCAGTCACTGTACCAAATTCCTCTTTCATCACACGCGCAAACTCTGGAAGCCTTTCTTTTATCTGATTAAGGTCTTCTTGCGTTACCTTACCAACCGCGCTTATCTGACTAAGAGCCAATGTAACTCCGCTAAACTGTTCTGCTCCTCCTCCTGATCTCGCTACGGCATTACCAAACTGTGTTATTGTTTCCCTTGCTGCATCGGCAGACATTCCTACTGATTGCAATGAGGCAGAAGCCTGTACAACTTGAGGCAAGGCAAGACCAGGATTCTCCGCAGTAACTCTTAATTTATCTAACTCTTCTTTTGCCCCTTGCGTACTACCCATTATGGCAATCAATCCATTCTCCAGTTTCTCCATGTCGGCAAATGCCTTTAATGAAGCTGCACCAACACCAAGTAAAGGTAGAGTTAATGACTGTGTCATAGTGCTGCCGATGTTCTGCATCTGTGAACCAAACCTTGACATACTACGCTCAACCTTGCCAAGTTCTTTCTCAAGATTACTTACATCAATGCCAAGTTTTAAATTCAGTTTACCTAATGCCATTATGCTTCTTTATCCCATTTGTCAAATATTGTTTTGTCACTATTTGTCAAACTTCTATTAGTTTCTTTCTTTATCGGATTCTCCCATGGAAATTCAATTAAATCCTTTGGCTTTAAACTCTTACCTTTTGCAGTATGAACATTTAGTAAAAGTGTTGTCTGCCATCTAACTCTTTCCCACTCAAATTGCTGCTCTATTTCAAATTGGTTATTATAACCTTGCATGGCTATAATAACCTCTCTTAGTGTCATCTCATAGTATTGCGGAGGGGAAAATCTTAATACTCCAAAGCAAAAACGCTCAATATAATCAAGAGTTAATTCTGCTCCTCCGCTATCTCGTTTTTTCTTTCCGAATCTTCTGGCACTGAAATCTCATTTGTTATCAGCTCTGTTATCCTGTTTATCCCTCCCTTATCCAAATCTACTAAGTCGCAAAACTTTTCTAAGGTATATGGGCACTTCTCTCCTTTTGCCTTGTAACCTGCCTGTACACCTGCAAAGGCAAGTTCAAGAGCAAATAGGAGGTCTTCGCCAAGTTGGGAGAGGTCGCTAAGTTTTAGATTCCTCTCCCGTAAAAATGTACCTAACACGAACATACCAAACTTAACTGGTATGTCCGCATTAGCTATTTTTATTGTTTTCATGTTAGGTAATTTTTAAATTATGCTTTTGTTGTCTTCACGATTGCACCTGTCACCTCAAAAGATGCAGAGTAGCTTGTATTCTCTTCTACGGCTGCATTAAGGTCTAATGATGTACAGATAGCAGACATTGTAAATACATTGTCACCTTGAACATCGGTAGTAAACTTAATAGTAAGCGCAGTACCACTAATCAAATCGGTAAAGAGATCATCAAACAAGTAATTGGTAGATGAATCACCAGGGCCGGCATAAAGTGCCTCTGTTGAAAGTGTGCCAGATAACTGACCCTTCTTTACTTCTCTCCATCCTCCAGCTGCTGAATCCTTTGTTAAGATTTCACGCATAGCTGCGGAGATGTTCATTTGGCAGGATGTAGCATAACCAATAGCAGTGCTATCTTTGTATAACCTCATCAACGTACCGTTAATTATTCCAGTTGTTGCCATTTTATTATTTTTTAGCTTTTGACAAATCTATATTAACATCAATTTTTTCCAATTCATTCTCATCTTGGAAATATTCCATGGGCATTGGCACTGGAATATAAATAGGTTGAGGTGCCTCTTGCACTTGTTTTTCTGGCATCTGCTCCACCACAAAGTCATCATCAAGATGTTCTGCTATGCCATCGGCAACAAGTTGCTTGCCAAAGTCGGAAAGGAATACACCTGTTGCGCCTACTGGCTTGCCGTTCCACGTTTTTATTAATCTTAACTTCATAATTATCGTTTCATTCTTGCCATAAAATCAATACTCATCCAATAAACATTTAAATCAGCATTGTATGCTTGTGAATCAGATGACATATACTTAACTGTCTGCACGCTAATATCATTTACTGTACCTACAAATCTGTCTAATCTATTTCTTATAGAGTTAGATAAACTTTGTGTAGTGTCATAGTTGTTTGTATAAACATCTACTTGAAAACTAACTTCTTCAAGATTACTTTGACCATCTTTAAAATCAACTGCAACACTATTGATAATTGTGTAAACACAAAAAGGATAGGTAACATTTTGAGGAGCAATATCTGGAAAGATGCGTAATCCGCAAACACCAGTAACTGCCACATCAGTTGATAGTCTCCCATATATTACTTTACCTATCATAATACTTGCCAGAATTTTTTAGGTCTCTCCTGCATAATAAAAATGCATTCATTACGCATGGTTTTAATTACTTTTTCTCTACTTAAATTTCTTGCTTGTACTACTATTTTATTATACCAGGCTCTTGTACTTCCAAAAACCATGTGAGCATAAAAGCCATTTGTTCCTTCGCTACTATTAATACCTTTATTCATTGTACCTCTTTTATACAATGGCCCTACCGCTCCAACGGCATATCTATATGATTTAAGATTTTTAGATAAATCAATAATAGACTTTCTTAAATTACCTGGTTGCACAATCATTGAAGCTCGATCATCTTCTGACCAGCCTTTCATTTTTTTATTACTAAAAGGATTAGTGCTAATTCTGTGAGCCTTATTACTTACCGGCACTAATGACTTATATATTTGTAATGCGATAGGAGTAGCTGAATCTATTACTCTACTTCTTTCTTTTACTGTACATTGCTCCATTAACTCTGCAAATTCAATCACCGCATCTGCTAAACCTACTACTCTTAATGACATTCCTTGGAAACTCCTTCTACCTGCGTAGTTAGATTTTTGAAGTTCTTTAAGGTGATTTATTTGTTTAGCTGATAAATATCCCATTACACATAATTTTGAGCAAATGAACAAAATAAATGTAAATACATATTGTCTTCACTTATCTGGATATTTTCTATTTGATAATATTTGTCCATCCAGATAATTCTTTGTTGCTCGTTTATGTCTGTCCTATTTCGACAGGTAACTCTCACCTGGCTTAATGCTGTTATCTTGCCACCTTCTATCTCCTCCTTGTTTACTCCTTTATAATCTACTATTGCCCACACCTCGGCAAAATTACTCCATGTCTCTACACCAAAACCAGTAGTACCAACAGTACGAGATACACTCTGTACTATTATTCTCTCTCTTAACTTCCCTATTTCTTCTTTCTTGTTGTATCTCATTAGAATAATTGAACGCGATATTGATCAAGTAAATACTCCGATGCAGTAGGTAATTTCTTTATATAATCTTCTCTATTATCGTAACCATCTGCAATCATCATTAATACAGCTTGTCTTATTTGCATTGGCACACCAGATGGCTCTGTGCTATATCCTGCTGTATAAGTTATTGTTACATCATTTATATTACCATAAAGTGTTGGCCATGTAGCACCGTATGCTAAAGCTAATCTTCCAGGCTTTAAAAAAGTATCTACAACATAATTATCAGCATTGTAAGTTTGTAAGCTATTAACTCCATCGTTATATTGAAATAAGCTAACTGCAATTACTGGAGAGACAGATAAGTAAATAGTAGGATTATTAAGCCTATCTAACTTCTCTGTTATTGTTTGTGTAATTAACGCTTGATTAAGATAACGCTCTGCAACTTCACGAGCTGACTGCAATAAAGTAGTAATCAAAGTATCGTCAGCAGAAGTATCTACTTTAAGATAATTCTTAACTTCATTTAATGTAAAAACTTCTTTAGCAGGTGCCGTTGTTACTTTCCAAGCCATCTTTATATTTTTAAGTAGGGATAGAGATTTCTCCCTATCCCTTTACTATCCCCTATTATTTACAGATTCTTCAAGTGCTTAATTGCCGCTGTCTGAATTAATTTACCATCAAAACGAGCGTACATTAAGAATCCTAACTCCATCTCATCCATAAACCTTTCACGCAATGGCACAAGCACATTGTTAGCTACCTGGCGAATGATGTACTTAGACCAATCTCCAAAGAAGATTATCTTTGCATCAGCAGCCTGTGCAGATGGAAGATCATTGTTTATAAAGAAATTATAACCCAATAATCTATCTGGAGTACCTTCTCTAAGAGATGGTTGGAACAAAGTAGTGTTGTTAGTGTCCAAGTTTAACTTTCTAACTGCACTCAAAATTTGGTCGTGCATCATAAATGCAGCAGATGGTGAGTTACGGTAAGCAATATCAACAGAGTGAACAAGCTCAACCAGGTTAGCAGCAGTAAATGCACCGGTAGAAGCAGATTCAACACCAGAAGGTGCTACGTCTCTGAATCCTGTTGGTTTACCAGAACCATCACCAGTTGTAAATGCAGTGTTTAAGCCACGACCTAAACGCTCACCTAACATAATTGGTAACTCTGTGTTTAATAAACCAAACTCGTCATTTGCCCATTCAACAGACACTTTTACAAGTGTGTTTAAAACGTGAGCTGAAAAAGTCTCTCTTGTAAAGGTCATGTCCTGTACAGTGACCGATCCACCTTCAGTGTGCCATGAACCTGCAGTAGCAGTATCATTTACTTTTGGCCAGTACAATGTACCTGCCTGTGGAGTAGTGATTATACGGCTAACCTGTAGCATTGGGCCGTAGTAAGCCATTGTCTTTTCCAACTCATAAGAGAATTGGTAAGGAATAACATAACCACCAGCTAAACCAGTCTCGGCAGTAGTAATTGTTGCAGTTCCACGCATCTCTTTAAGCATTGATTGCTCATTGCTTGTCAAGTCACGCTTTGCAAGAGCTTTCATAAATGCAGTGTGATACTCTGGTGACTTTACAATCTCCCTTGCATCTCTTGGCAAATTATTAATTGTCTGCTCAACTGCATTAACACCTCTCTCCTCCGTGTTAATCTCATTCCATCTTTCAATGCGTGAAATTTGGTCTGTATAATTTTTAAAGTTTGCATCTGCTGCATCCCATTGCGCCAATTCATCGGCACTCATAAGACGTCCTTCGCCAGCTGCTCTCTTCTGCAAGTCTTCCATTATAGCATAATCGGAAGCCCGCTTTTCTCTTAGCAATTTAGAGTTCATTATTTTGTTTTTAATTTAAGTAAGTGCAGGGCATTCCTGCGTAATTCATTTTGTATATTAATTTCTGATTCAACAGATATATCAATTACTTTTTGCAAATCTTCATCTATTTGCTTTATAGCATCGTAACTTCTCTTTGCAACCATTGTGTCTGGGTTAGCAGGATAAGTTACCGGAGAAACATCGTAAACTTTTTTAATAGAACGTATGATTCTTTTTGGTTTACTACCTTCCCTTTCTTGCCAACTTTCTTTTTCTACTGTAAAGGCAAATGATGATTGATAAACATCACCACGTTTAACCATTTCTAAAAGGTCATTACCTAAAGAAGTGTTTGGTGCCTCAAATTCGTACTCCATCGCATTGCCTGTGACATTTAGCTTTAATGTGCCACTGCTTGTTCTTGCCAATACCATGTTCATGTCATGATTAAACAAAGCAACTACATCTTTCATGTCAGCTTCATTTAATGAGTCAGATGACATTTCCTCATCATACCATCCCATGTCATAGGAAGAGTTAAACACTGTGGCAGTGCCGAAGATAGTACGGCTTTCCGGTTTAGCCCTTAGTTCAAAATTTATACTTCTCTTTTCCATTGTTTCTTCTTTTGACCTTTCGTCTATTATTTTATTAGCAGTTCTTTCTGCCCAGGGCAACATGGTTGAACCACCCCAAGCGTCATACATGATTGAACCGCATATTTCATTATCATCTTCATCAAAATATTTGCCTTGGTCATATACCTTGGCTCTGCTTAAAAAACTATATGTCCTAATCACTTCATCGTCCGAAAGTTCTTGTCTGCTTGACAACTGCTTAGCTCTTGACCAGCCTACGGAAGTACCACACTGGCTGCTATTTTCTTCTTTATGCTTTAAAGCTTTCTTTGCGGCATTTGTTGCGGATTCTGGATAGTTACTGTACGGCATCGCTTGTAGGTTCTATCTTTATGTTAGAAGCTAAAGGCAATTCGTAACTATCTCCACCTGCATAAGGATTCATATTCTCCTTAATCCTAATCTCATTAGGTGACATCGCCAGTACATTACGCATCGTAGTATAATAAGATGATCTCGCTGCTATATCGCCACGCAGTAAACCATCAAGATTAAAACGAGTACAGTAAGTGTACTTTTCTGCCTCAAAAAATATCTTCCTATTAAACTCTGCCTCTATTGTTTCACACAATGGCATTATTGTATAGTTTACAAACATCTGGCTAAGTTGCTCCATGTTGCCAAATGTTGCCTTTTCCATATCTTCTAATAAAACACCTGGCACACCAGTTATCCTTGCTATGTCAGAGATAGTAGCTTTCTTTGTTTCGTTAAATGCTGCATCGGCAGGATTAAGACCTACTTTTTGAAAGTCCATGCCTTCCTCTAAAATAGCAGTACCTCCAGCATTTTGACTTCCACCAAAAGCACGGTTAAAGCTACTTTTCAATCTATCGTATGCCTCGTTAGTTAATCTTCCAGGATGTTTTAAAACACCGTTTAGATGCGCACCATTTTTGTAAAAGTTAGCACCGTAATTTCTATTGGCTAAAGCTAACCCAAAGTTGTCACGGTGAACGTCTGGCACTAACAAAGCCTTAACACCATCCCACGCAAGGTTAGGTATATAGATAATATTGTCACCTCTATATGTCTTGTTGTTTTCCTTATTCTTAAATATCAATTCATTCCTACTATTATATCCTAATTCTATTTTAGTAGGATTTAAAATAGTAAGGCTGTTTATTCTTGTAGTTATGCTATTCCTATTAATGGCTGCGTAAAATGCACCATGAGCCAAGTAATGCAAAACCATTGTTTTATAAAAAGTGTGTGAGGTATATAACTCCGATGGCTCTCTTGCTATTATTTTGTAGTTAGGATGTTCGGTTGCAATTCTTGTGCCACCATTATCCAATTTTTCTATAATGTCAAAAGGAATAGATGCTACAACACCTCCAAGTATTTGTGTTGCACGGTAAAAGGCAGGAAGACCTATAATTGAATATTCATCCACCGCAACACCAGCTGCAGATCCACGTTGAAACAATGCGCCTAATGTATCACCGTTGATAGGTGTACTTGGATTCTCAATACTGGCACGAGTATTAGAAAAAAAAGACCGCATGGAGTTAATTATTCCCATGCGGCAAATATAAACCAAGATAGTATGAAGTAATGGAGTTATGGTAACATCTTAAACAAAGCGTATCATCATATAATTGCTTTTTGCTTTTCGAAAACTTTCGTAGGTCTTATATTTCTCATCCAATCCAAACTCATCTCTCTCTTCCTCCAATTTTATCCATGCCTCTTGATGTGTACGACATTCTCCGGATAACTCGTAAAACCTATGAAAATATCCGGATGTTGAATTAATTTGTCTAACCTGTTGAGCGTACTCATGCTTTGCCATTAATTTTTCCATAATTAAAAGGTTTTTATTTTAATTAGGTACATTTTATAACATTAACAATCCTCCTTCCCTTTCCTTGCCCTCGTATATTGTTGGTCTATCTCCTTGCATTATCTGTGCGTAGGCCATAACCATCGCTACCGCTCCATCTACCTTCTCTGTACTCTTCGCTTTATCTATTTTAATGTTGCCAGCAGGATCTAACCGCAACATAACATTGCTCATCATCCATTCCAATACTGGATTGCCATCATGAGTAATTTCATGAGATAAAAACAATTTTTCTACTTCTTTGGTTGGAGCAGACATAGAAATAAAGCCTTGACCAAATGGTTTCATTGTTGCGCCATCGTTTGTCAACTGAATAACAAGCTGCGAGGCATTCCATCTATCAAAACAAATGCACTCTATTTTATACTTAGCCGTTATTTCTATTACTTTATTCTTTATGAAATCGTAATCAGTTACGTTACCATCTGTCATAGTTAGATGCCCATCTTGTTGCCATTGCAGATAAGGTACACCATCACTAAGCGATCGCTCTCTGACATTGTCTTCTGGGCAAAAGTAATAAGATTTTATGTGTGGTTTACTTAATCCTTCTTGGACTGGAAAACAAAGTACAAGTGCGCAGATGTCACGAGTTGAGGCAAGGTCTAAGCCAGCAAAGCATTTTTTATTATACAGCGTAGCATCATCAATAAATAACCTGGTTGCATCAATGTAAGACTGAGAAATCCAAACAGAGGAGGTAGATGTCCACACGTTTAGATTCTTAGTCATGAATTGTATTTGCTTTGCAGCCCCTTCGTTCAATGCCTTTTGGTATTGATTGTCCATGTAGTCCATGTAGGGAGTTACACCAAGGTTAGGATTGCTTTTAGTCCAATTATTTTTATCTTGCCAGTCATCTCCTTCATCTAAACAAAATAGCAGCGGAAAAACAGACTCATCTATTTTCCTTTTCTCTAAAATGTCAACCATTACCTTCCTATACAAATAACAAGGACTTTCCCGATTAAAGCCAGCAGTAGTTGTTATTAGGAGTAATGGCTGTAACCTTGAACCCATGCCAGTCTCCATTACCTCTAAAACATCGCTTGTCTTATGCGCGTGATATTCGTCAATAATAGCACAATGTGGATTAAGACCATCTAAGGTATCAGCATCGGCACTAACCGATTCAAACTTTGTATTTGTGGTAGGTACATTACAATTATACTTTAAAACATTAACCAACTTGTTAAATGTCTTAGAATCATTCTTTAAATTCTTTAAAAATACTTTAGCCGTATCAAAAGCTATCCTTGCCTGGTCACGAGTAGTTGCAGCAGTGTACACCTCCGCTCCAGTTTCATTGTCTAACAGAAAACAATAAACGGCAATCGCAGCTGCTAACTCCGTTTTGCCGTTCTTTCTGGCAATCTCAAGGTAAGCCTTGCGGAATCGTCTGCCACCAGTCTTTTTTTGCCATCCAAATAATACCTTGATAAAAAACTCTTGAAAAGGTTGGATGTTGAATCGCTGCCCGGCAAACTCGCCTTTGGTGTGGCGCAGTGCAGAAATAAAGGAGAAAGCCCTGGTTGCCTTCTCCTCTGAAAACACATACTCCCAATCGTTATTTTTTAAATCAGCTAAATGCCTGTCAACTGCCAGCCTTGCATAGTTGCCTAATATTAAACGCCCCGATACAACATCCTCAATAATTTCTATGGCAATAAATCTAAATAGAAAAAGAAAACTAACAAAGCCAACAGCCTCCGCATAGTCAATATAATTAAACCAAAAGAATTTTACAAACAACCAATTCCATAAGTAGTAAAAAGGAACGGCTAAACCTGTGACCATTATACTCATAACGATGATAAAGGTCAATGTTTCAAAAATACTTTGTTTCATTAGTTCATTTTTAAAAGTTTAGCTATCTCATCGTCTTCATTTTCGTTACTATCTCTAAAGTAGTCCAATTTTAAACGGCTGCCTGGATCAAGTCCTAAACTCTTGCTAATCTCCAAAAACATATCCATAGATTGCTTAAATGCAGTCCATTCTGCAGAAACTTGCCTTGCACCGTTTGGATGCACCATAACTGCACCGGCAACTGCAAGAACCTCGGCATTATAAAGTAGATGACCAATGGCACGCGTAGCAATGCTCAAAAAAATGTCATCAACGTCCTTGCTTGCCTTGTGGGCTTGTAAGTGTTCTTTTAATTTCTCATAAATCTTTACCTCGTCCTCGTTTAGTTTAAGCAGCGACCTGCCGACTGGGCTACCAGAAAAAGATTTGATACGGGAAGGTATCAATGTACCTTGAAGTTCTTTTGTTTTCAATGACTTTGCTCTCATTTATTTTGCTTTTTTATGCTTTGGTTAAACCCCCCTTTTGGAGATTGAATT